CCTACACTTATTCCTGAAGAGGGGGTGGGTGGTAGTACACGCTTTCCTACACCTTACCAATCTGTAGGCGCACGAGGTGTGAATTCATTGAGTAGTGCATTGTTAATGACGCTACTACCTGCGAATGCTCCGTTCTTCCGTCTATTGCTTGATAGCAAGGCGAAGCGTGAAGTGCAGGGTATGGAGCAAGTTGAGTCAGAGATTGACTCTGCCCTAGCTGATATTGAGCGCGAGGTAATGCGTGAGGTAGAATCAAATAACTTCCGTGTTGGATTGTTTGAAGCATTGAAGCATCTGATCGTAGGGGGTAATGTTCTTATCCACGTTCCTGAAGAGGGTGGTATGCGCGTCTTCCACCTTAACCGTTACGTTGTGAAGCGTGACCCTATGGGTAATGTAGATAAAATAATCACAAAGGAGTCTGTATCACCGTCCCATCTGTCGGATGATATTTTAGAAGCTTTAGATGGAAAGCTTTCGGACGAAGACTCTATAGATCTATATACTTGCATTTCCTCCATTAATAACACTACTTATGAAGTATTTCAAGAGATAAAGGGTGTTCGTCTGGAAGGTTCTTATGGAACTTATCCTAAGGAGAAACTTCCTTACCTGGCACTAGGTCTTAATAAAGTAGATGGCGAGGATTATGCACGAGGTTTTGTAGAGCAGTATCAAGGTGACTTAGAGTCCCTTGAGGGACTGTCAACAGCTATCGTCCAAGGTGCTGCAGCAAGTGCAAAGGTTCTGTTTATGGTTGCGCCAAACGGCACTACTCGTAAGCGTACTCTAGCCCAATCTTCCAATGGTGCTATCGTTGAGGGAAGTGCAGCAGATGTAACCACTCTCCAGGTTCAGAAACACGCAGACTTCCGTGTAGCTTTAGAGACTATCAACCAGATCGTAGAACGCTTGAACTATGCGTTCATGTTAACTGAGTCATCTATCCGTAAAGCAGAACGTGTTACTGCAGAGGAAGTTCGCTTAGTTACCCAGAGCCTTGAGCGTCAGTTAGGTGGAGTTTACTCCGTACTGTCTCAAGAGTTTCAACTACCTTTAGTATCTATTCTAATGAACAGGATGGAGAAAGCTAATCGCTTACCTAAACTTCCAAAGGGTCTAGTGACCCCTGTAGTTGTTACTGGTATAGATGCCCTAGGTCGCGGTCAGGACTTGAACAAACTCGACAGCTTTGTCGCAGGTATTGGTCAAGTTCTTGGCCCACAAGTCGTATCACAATATGTAAATGTTAGTGAATACTTAGAGCGTCGCGCCTCTGCACTCGGAATCGAGACAGATGGTTTGATACGCTCACAAGAGGAGATTCAGGCGGAAATGCAACAGGCACAGCAGATGCAAATGATGCAACAGTTAGGCCCTGAGGCTATGAAATCCGCTACCTCTGTAAACAATACTCAAGCACAAATAGACGCTCAGGAGAGTGCATAATTTATGGAAGCTGAAAGAATAACTGTACCAGGGGAAGAAGCCCCTTCATTAAGCCCAGAGCAGGTTGCTGCTCATGACATCGAGAAATCTAATGCAAGAATTGAAAATGATAATGGGGATCTTAGCATCCCTACCCAACAAGATGCTCCTTCTACTGAAGAGGCTGACCCTGACCGTCCTGGATTTCTTCCAGAGAAGTTTTCGTCGGCTGAAGAGTTGGCTGAAGCGTACAAAGAGTTAGAGAGTAAGCTAGGCGGTAAAGACTTACCACCAGAGATAGCATCTAACGAGGCTCTACAACAATACGCTGCTAACTTTGCCGAGAATGGTGAGTTGAGCGAGGACGATTACTCAGGTCTATCTAAGATGGGAATCACTCGTGATGTTGTAGATACATATATTCAAGGACAGATGGCTATGCAAGATGCAGAAGTCCAGACTGTTTACAATGAAGTAGGAGGCCCTGCTGTTTACCAAGATATGGTGAACTGGGCTGCTGATTCATTATCCCCTGAAGAGGTAGCCGTATTTGATGCGGATGTCCAATCAGGTGACAAGGTTCGTACATTAAACGCAGTTCGAGGATTGCAAGCACGATACTCACAAGTCGTAGGTATAAAGCCTACATTAGTCAGAGGACATACACAAGGGTCAGGCACATCAGCGTACAGTTCATTAAGTGAAATGAAACGCGACATGGGCGATCCTCGTTATCAATCTGACCCTGCCTTCAGAGAGCAGGTCACTCGAAGACTCTCTGTCTCTAATATCATGTAATGGTATTGGAAACCTAGAATTGAGCGTAAGTGTTTAGCCCTCCGAGGAGGACAACTTTACGGCCTAAGCAATATTCTATTCTTTAACATTTTTTTTAACACGCCAAACCCATAGGAGGTTTTATGGCACTTTCAACATCACGCTTAGGTATAGCAGGTGACACCTCAGGTATCACCGATTGGGCAACCAGTAACGCTCTATTCCTTAAGCAATTCGCAGGTGAAGTCATTACAGCTTTTGAAACAGCTAATATAATGATGGGCCTACATACAGTTCGCACAATTTCTTCAGGAAAGAGCGCACAATTCCCAGTAATCGGTACAGCCGAGGCTAAATACCACACTCCAGGTAACTCTGTGATTGAGGATGAGACTCGCGCTGAGATTCAACACAACGAGCGTACAATCGGTATTGACGATTTGCTACTTTCTGCTGCCTTTGTAGACAGCTTGGAAGAGGCGAAGAATCACTACGATTACCGCTCTGAGTACACTCGTAAGCTAGGCTATGCCCTTGCTAAGAAAGCTGACCACCAGTTACTATCTGTTGTAGCTAACGCTGCCGAAGCTTCAGCAGCATCACCGCAAGCAGCAGGTGGAGCGTCTATTGAGATTGTTCCAGGTGCTATTGCTACTTCAGATGCAGCTATCACTTCAGCTCAACTTGTTTCAGCATTGTTTACCGCAGCGGCACGTTTAGATGCTGCTGATATCCCTGACCAAGACCGTTATGTCGTGTTTAGCCCAACGCTTTACTACAACTTAATCAGTAATGGTAGCACAGGTTTTAGTGTCTCTACTTCAGTAGCTAACTCTGACATCGGTGGCTCAGGCTTCGGTTCAGGTAATGTTCCAATGATTGCAGGTTTTGAAATCTACAAGTCTAATAACTTGCCAACCACTAACGAAAGTGATGAAGCAGGTGTAAGTTCTCTAAACGATTACTCGCACTCTGCATCTTCAAACGCCCTGAAAGGTGTTGCCTTCCACAGATCTGCCGTAGGTACAGTTAAGCTTAAGGATTTGGCCTTAGAGACTGAATACCAGGTTGAGCGTCAAGGTTCTTTGATGGTAGCTAAGTACGCAATGGGTCACGGAATTCTCCGTCCTGATGCTTCTATCATATTGATTGATACTGCTTCATAAGTAGTGTTAATTTTTGGGGGGTGTCTTCGGATGCCCTCCATACCTCTTATCATGACCCTTCTTAAAACACACACTCGTCACCTCCCTAGCGGAGTGTTAGAGACAGCTGCCCACATCCATTCAGAGACTATTGTTAATGGTGCGCAGTCTTCTATTTTTGATACTACTGCAGCTAAGTCAGTAATTATAGTATCTAATAAGGTTCTTACTATTAAAGTTCCTGCTGTAGATAGTGAGGGAGTAGCCACTACAGATGTAGAGGCTGCTGTTGTAGACTCCGATCTTCATAAAAATCCTACTGCATCTAAGGCAGGGTTTATATCAGGAGATCTAATGCCTCCGTTCTTTACTTTAACTAACGCTAGTGGTGCTACTGCTACCGTGTATATTTACATAATGTATTAATATGGCATTACTAAATACTACAACGGCTAGAGATTCATCATTTGGCTTAGTCAAGACAACTGAGATATACAAAGAGACTGTAGCTGCCGCTTCACAGTCTTCAATCTTTTATTGCTTAGGTGCTAAGTCTGTAACTATTGTTTCAAGCGCACTAGCCCTTGTCTTAAAAATACCGCACGTTGATAGTAACGGCGACCCTACCGCACAAGAGTCTGCGGTCGTGGCTTCTGATTTACACAAGTCACCTTCATCTACAAAAGCTGGGTTCATTTCTGAGTCTGTAATGCCACCTTTTTTTACAATGGATAATACAAATGTATCCACACCTACAGACCTTTATGTTTATATACGGTACTAATCATGGCTTTAATCAAAACTGGAACTGAACGACTTGCCGATGGTAGGTTACAAAGACTCTACGAGGTGCATAAGTTTGCCTCAATGGGGGACAATACTTTCACAGACGCGCTTGAATTCTCAGGTGCGAAATCTATATGGGTCATGTCTACAGGTGCTTCCGCTGTTTTCCTTATCCCTCCTGTCGGTACTACTGGCGAGGCCCTTACGGTTACTGGTGACTATCAGTCAATGGGCGCAGGTAATGTTTCAGGGTCTTTCCTTGCACCTACTGGGAGCGCAACAGGCTTTATACTTGGTGACGCTATCCCTCCATACTTGTGTATTAAAAACAACTCTGGTGGTTCAGCAGACGTTACAGTCTTCGTAACTTACTAACATGGCTGTTCCAGGAAGAACCACTCAACTAGAAGCGGTCAACACTATGTTGTCTGCCATAGGAGAGACACCCACCACCGATGCTATCATTGCAGCGGATTCTTCTGCTGATGTAGTAATGGCTGTGCAGATCCTGGACGAAGTTACTAAGGAAGTTGAGTCACAGGGTTGGAACTTCAATACTGAGTATGATGTAGAACTTGTGCCTGATGGTGGGGATAGTCATATTGTTCTAGGAACTGACGTTGCTCGTATAGATTTGGAAACCCACAACCAAGGTGGACTTGACCCTATCATGAAGTACACAGGAGGTGAGTGGAGACTCTACGATAAGAAAGATAAAACCTACGAGTTCACTAAAACTGTTAAAGCCACAGTTATCTACTACTTAGATTTCATCGGTCTTCCACAACCTGCACAGCGTCATATAACTATACGCGCTGCTCGTATCTTCCAAGATCGTATGGTAGGTTCACAAGCCCACCACGCCTTCACAATGCAAGATGAATACCGCACCTTGGCAGACTTAAAAGAGTGGGAGGGTGATTCAGCCGACCACACAATCTTCGATAACTATGACACCTACCGCATCGTGAATCGCGGTAACTCTGTACGCTAATGGGTCTACTTAATTCTTCTGTCCCTAATCTTCTTAACGGAGTATCGCAGCAAGCTGATGCTCTTAGAAATCCGACGAACTGCGCTGACCAGACTAACGCATATCCGTCACCAGTAGAGGGATTAATGAAGCGTCATCCGACTGAATTTATGACGGATGATTTCTCAGTAGTTACAGGAACTGAGGCGTTGGACACATCATCTCATGTTATTAATCGTGATACAGGTGAGAAGTATTTAGTGGCTGTAAAGCCTACCTTTACAGAGGATGGTGAGTTAGAAGTTTGGGACTTGGTTAATAACCAGGCAGCTCCTGTCCATTACGACCAGGCGGTATCAGGTGAGGATTTCACATCTGAAGGTGTTAAGGCTCATGGTCTTGTTAGGGTCTATGTCCCTGACCACTCCGACGATATCTCCATAACAGACGCTAATGGCTATACACATAGATTCTTTTGGACTACTGGTAGTGTTTCAACAGGTGATGGTTTTTCTGGAGGCACTTATGTTAAAATTCCTACAGGGGGCGGTACAGGGGAGAGAGCGCAGGAGTTTACGGATGCAGTTAATAGCGCGTCAGCTAGTGAACTTAAAATAACAGCTTTGAGATGTGGGGCTAATTATGATATACCATTTACTCTTGCTGATTTGCCTGACACTCACCCTGCATACGACGAAGATGGGGATGATATTCAAGTTTCTTCGAGAAACGTCTTATTAGTTCAAGACATCGAGGGGGTTAATGGAAATACTGACATGACTTTTAGTGCTGGCGTTGGTACTGGTGACACAGGAGATATGCAAGCCTACAACTTCGGAGAGAAGGGTCTTCAAGCAGGTGTAGACTCTGCAATCACCAACACAGCAATGGAGTCTGACCCTAGAGACTACCTAAAAGCCTTAGACCCTAAGACT